CCGAGTTTTGGATATTTAAGAGATCCTGAAGATAAAGGACATTTAATACCTGATCCAGAGTATGCACCTGTAGTTAAGAAAATATTTGAAATGGCTTATAATGGAGTTGGATTATCTGATATAACTACTTATTTGAATGATAATAAAATTAAAACACCAAGTAGTTTAAAAAGGAAAAATCCTAATTCTAAAGGTAAGTACAATGAAATGTGGACTATTTCTTCTGTTAAAAAGATTTTAAAGAATCAGATGTATGTTGGTGATATGGTTCAAAGTACACAGACTAAAGTATCTTATAAATCTAAAAAGAAAAAAGCTTTACCAAAGAGTAATTGGGATATAGTTTCAAATACTCATGAAGCTTTAGTCGATAGATATATATTTGAAAGTGTACAAAACAATGTTAAAAGAACTAATAAATCTAATATTACTAATCGTGATAAGAGATTATTTGAAAACTTACTATATTGTAAAGAGTGTGGTAATACCTTAACAGTATCTTATAGAAAGAATCATAATTATTGGACTATTAATTGTAATAGATATTCAAGAGATCCAGTTAGAGGTAGATGTTATTCACATTTCTTTCCTTATAATTATTTAGAAAAACAAATATTAGATAAAATTAATAATGTTGTATCTAAATTGATTAATGGATTAGACTTAGAAGAATTAAACAATGACATAGCAAAGAATATACTTAAGGAAAAAGAAAATATAGATGCAGTTATTAATAATTTAAAAATTGAAAAAAAACAGATTGCTAATAAAATAACTATGTTATATAATGATCGCTGTGATGGTGTAATATCTGCAAATGTTTATAAAGAACTAGCTAGTCCGTATGAATTAAAATTAAAACAAATTGTTGAAAGAATAGATGAAGAAAAATTAAAAAAACATACTTCTAAAGATAATCAAAGTATATTACCAAACTACATTAAAAAGATTAAAGAATTATTAGATTTAAATAAACCTAAAAGAGAGTTAATAGAAACTTTAATAGATAAGATAGTAATAGATAAAGATAGAAATATTACTATTAAATTTAAATATGATGTTATAACTCAAATAGATTTTACTTATATAGAAGAAAATAAAGTAAGAAATCTTTATGGAAGAAAGGGTAAAAGTAACATATAGTCGTTTATTTATGATATAATCTATATAAGAAAGGAGGTGAAAGGTGTCAACTGTGTATGAAACACTAGAACCTATTGTTAGTAGTATTGATTTTAATTCTGAAATAGAAAAAAATATATTTCAAAATAGAGTTATTAAATTTTTAAGAAACGATTTAAATTATAATAATCAAAAGGAGCTTATAAAAATTATTTCTAAAATAAATTGGTTTAATACAAAACAGATAAATGATTTTATAATAAGGAATACAAAAAAAATATTAAATGATAATATAATGATTTTTCAATTCAAAGACAAAGTTACGAGCAGTTCTAATACTATGATATCTTTCATCTCTAATGAAGGTATGTGTGAAGATAATCAAGTTTTATCAAAAGAAGATATATTTAATAATGATTTAAGCATGTTTGATGGTGTTTTAATATTAGATGATTATTTAGGTAGTGGAGATACGATAATTGATAATTTAACTAAAATTTTGAAAGAGGTAAAAACTAAAAAAATTTATATTGTTATTTATGCTGCACAGAATTTGGCAATAGAAAGATTAGAAAGTTTTGGAAACAAAAATAGTTTAAATCTAGAAATAATATATAAAGAAAGACTAGACACCTATATTGAATATTTAGAACCTAAAACTCAAAATTATGTAAATACTATTTGCAATTTATGTTCTGAATCTGATTTTAAACTAGGTTGGAAAAATAGTGGAGCATTAGTTGCGATTAATAAGTGTTCTCCTAATAATAATATATCAATGATATGGAATAGTCATATTAATTATAATGGGAATCGGTGGATACCATTATTAAGCAGAGAATTGAGCATTGAAACTTGGAATAAAAAAAATAAATATATTATAAAGAAAAATACAATGTTTTTAAAGGAATATTATGAAAATAAATTTAAAGTTAGATTTAATAGATATAATATTTCCTATTCCGAATTTGAATTTCTAGTTTATTCATATGGATGCTATTTAACACCATACGAGTTAATTGAAAATAATTACTTTCAAACCATTAATGAATTTCAAATATTTATTGAAAGTTTATTAAATAATAGATTAATAGAATTAAAAAATAATTATATTATAATTTCTAATCAAAATTTATATAATGAAATTGGCAAAGTAATAAAAGAAGTATATAAGAATAATAATAGTTTTAAGAAAGAAAAAAGTCTAGCAATAGATAAATAAATTTTAGGAATAGCAAACGAGTCGTTTGCAGTATGATTAGGTTTCTAGAATATGATGTTATAAACAATAAATTTCGTTTAGACTCAATTTATGTTCATAACATCATAATATAAAATAATATAAAATATTCGCAAAGCAAATGCTTTTGCGTTGTGATTATTTTATATTATGATGAATAGTTTCAAGTTGGTAGCTAAAATTTATGAGTAAAGAAGATATTTATGAACAATATAAAACAAAAATTTTAAATAATGATAATTATACTGATGAGAAGAAAAAGCAATATTTAGAACAAATAAAGATATTAGAAACAAAAAATAGTGAAATTATATTAAATACATATCATTTTTCAAATCTAGTGGGTATAAAATGGAAAACATTGAAAAAATTAATAGATAATCCGGATAAGTTTTATTATAATTTTCAAATATCTAAAAAAACAGGTGGTAAAAGAACAATAAATGTTCCTAATAGTTCTTTAGAATTTTGTCAGAAATATATAAAGGAAAAAATACTAGACAATGTGGGATTGCATTCATCCGCACATGGTTTTGCGAATAATAAATCAATTATTACTAATGCCAAAGAGCATATAAATAAAGAGATGATATTAAATATTGATTTAAAGGATTTTTTTCCAAGTATTTCAAGAAAAAAAGTTTTTTATGTATTTAATAAAATTTGTGGTTATGATAATTCACTATCTCATTGTTTAACCAAATTAGTGATGTATAAAAATGGACTGCCCCAAGGTGCCTGTACTAGCCCGATAATTTCTAACATAGTAACATTTAAATTAGATTTAAGATTGAAGAAACTATCAGATAAGTTAGGGATTAATTATTCGAGATATGCAGATGATATAACTTTTTCAGGCAATAAAAATATAATAAATTCGCAATTTTTAATATTAGTTAAAAAAATCATTAATGAATGTGGTTATCAAATCAATGATAAAAAAACAAGATTTGAATCAAAATGTGGAAGACAAGAAGTTACAGGGTTAATAGTTAATAATAATAAAGTTTCAATTCCAAAACAATACTTACAAAATCTTAGAAAAGATTTATATTATATAAAAAAATATGGCATAGAAGAACATAAAAAAAGAAATAATATATATAATGTTTTTTATCAAAAACATATTAAAGGGCAAATAATGTTTGTATATTCAGTTGATAAAAACAAAGGCATAAAATTATTAAAAGAATATAATTTAATTTTTGAAAATAATAACTAATGGTAAATGAATTCATCAGGTGGCGATGGTGCAGAAGTAATCTATGCCTTGCGTAACAGTGACGCTCTATCAAGAACAATAGCTAATGAATTTATAAAATCAGGTCAAAATGTTAGAAAGTATTATCAAAGAAGACTGCCTAGCGATTCTAGCAAAGATTACTATTATATGCTTCGAAACACCCCAAATAATGAATCGATAATAGTAGAATATGGATTTTTAGATTCTTCTGGTGATGATGTTAATCAATTAAAAAACAATTGGCAAGAACTTACAGAGGCAGTAGTAAGAGCGCTAGCAAGTTATATTGGTGTTCCGTATACTCCGCCAAAAGGATCAGAAAGTAATTATTATACAGTTAAAAAAGGTGATACACTTTATAGTATAGCTCGTAATTATGGAGTAAGTGTAGATTCATTAAAATCTTTAAACAATTTAACAAGCAATAATTTAACTGTGGGTATGACACTAATGCTACCTACTACACCAGACATTCCAACTAGTGAAGAATTATATATTGTAAAAGCAGGAGATTCCTTATACAAAATAGCAAATATGTTTAATATGACTGTAAATGAACTTAAATCCTTAAATAATTTAACTAGTAATAATTTAAGTATAGGTCAACAGTTAAAAGTAGTGAAAGAGGAAATGCCAAGTGCTAATACTTATGTGGTAAAAGCAGGGGATAGTTTATATAGTATTGCTAAAAATTTTGGTTTAAGCGTAGATTCGTTAAAAAGTGCCAATAATAAAACTTCTAATATGTTGTCTATAGGAGAACAGTTGGTAATTCCAAGTATAAGTGGACCAAGTAATGGAACTTATTATACAGTTAAAGCAGGAGATAGTTTATATAGCATTGCAAAAAAATATAATACAACCGTTGAAGAATTAAAAAGATTAAATAATTTAGTTAATAATACTTTAGCAATTGGTATGAATCTTAGAGTTATGTAAATTAAGATAGTAAAAATAAAAATAACCTCGTATCTTCTTATAGTAACGAGGTTTTTATGTGTCTTTTTAATTATTTTTTGGGCTAATTACGACAAATTATATTAAATTTTTTAGTTATATGTTATAATTGATTATAAGAAAGGAATATATAAAAATGAGACAAAGAGGATTTGAAATTGCAAAAGGATGGGAAGATAAAGGGATTAATTTGCCAGTTAGAAAAACTAAAAATTCGGCGGCATATGATATAGAAGCTGCAGAAGATGTCACAATTCCAGCTTATAAGCCTGGTATGAAGCCAACACTTATTCCAACGGGATTAAAAGCTTATTGTATGGAAGATGAATGGTATATGCTTGCTAATCGAAGTTCTGGACCTAAAAAAGGTTTTATTATGGCTAATAGTATTGGCATTATTGATGCTGACTATTATGGAAATGAGTCTAATGATGGTCATTTTATGTTTCAATATTTTAATTTTATGGATCATGATATTGAAGTTAAAAAAGGCGATTGTATTGGTCAAGTAATATTTATGAAATATTTAACGGTAGATGATGATAAAGCGGAAGGTATTAGAACTGGCGGCTTTGGTTCAACAGATAAAAAATAAAAATCTCATTAGAGATTTTTTTTAATATATTTGGGTACATGTCCCACTTTGAGGTCGATAAAAACAATGATTTTTGTATTTTCCAGCTAAAGGTTGACTATACCAAGTAGAGCCACAGGTTGTAGAGCTTGAACCTGGAGCGTAGAACCATAAGGAATGAGTAGCAGGATAATAGTATTCACCATTTAATATTCGTTTTGCAAGATTTTTTTCGCTGGTAGTAGAGGAACCATAAAACAAAGGAGAAGATGCTCCGACAAATTGGTTTTTCTGAAATATCGCATCAGTTATACTATCTATATCTTTAAAAGTATAGCAATCACCTAAAACTCGGTTTACTACCACATTTCCAACCATTAGCATTCCGAGATCTCCTTCAGTTTGTGCTTCAGCCCGCATTAGTCTTGCTAATAAGTCAAGTTCTTTGGTTGTGTAATTTACTATCATAATAATCACCTAATTTATTATATGATTGGTAATTATTTAAGTTATAATTATTTATCTATTTTTAATAAGCATCCTGTATGACTTTTTAGTTCTTCAGGCATATTATTTTCATCATATATTATAAATTCTTCAGGTATTTCTTCTTCTAATTGTTCATAAGGATTTATAATTTGTACAATAGGAAGATTAATTTCAGAGTAATAATAAAATAGGTTTTGACATATAAAATTAAATTGAAGTTCCCACATATCTTGATCAAAAGCGCCATCTTTTAAACGGTGATCTTCAATATCTAGAAATAAAACTCTTTTTTTATTTTTGTAATTTTTAACGCCTTCTCTAGTTAAGTCCATTAAATCTGTTGCAGCTTTTTTAAAGTCTTCATTCTTATATATATAATGATAAACAGCAATTACTTTTTCATCTTTTTTTGGTTTAGCTATTTTAGGCATTCTCATTTTTTCAATAATTTTAGGTGTTTTAGCAGCATTTACAATTTCATACCAAGAATCCCTTAATTCTTTTAATTGCTTTCTTTTTGATGGACTGTCACCAAATAAATCATGACAATATGAACATAATGCTACAGCATTATCAATTGTATCAGGACCCTTTTCATTTTGAGGAATTATATGATGAATATCAACAAAGGGACGATGACATATAACACATCTCCCATCTGATTTACGTCTTACTTCTTTTTTAATTGATTCTTTAAAAGGCATACTTCTCACCTTCTTTATATTATCAAAATTTTATCAAAATTTCTATAATAAATTTTGGCTTATTTAGTTATTTATATTTTTTATTATTAAGTCAAAATTTTCTGGATTGGATTCCATATTGGATTCATTATTAAAAACAATAAGAACAGATTTAGTATCATTTAATGATGACTATAAAGAAATTAAATTAGAAGAAAATAAGCTTTCATGCTTTGCAATAATCAGTAATGATTTTTTAACTAAAGATGTAGGACCATCTTTTCTAGATGCTTATATCAGAGAAGTATTAAAGGAAGCAATGGCAAATGGTTTGGAAAAAGCTATTATAGACGGTACAGGAATCAATACATTAATAGGTTTGAGAAGAGATATTCATAATGGAGTAAGCTTTAGTACTACTACGGGATATCCAGTTAAGACAAAAGAAATTGTTAAATCGTTTAAACCTCTTGAATATGGCAAATTATTAGCTAAACTTGCTGTTAAAGAAGATGGAAAAACAAATAAAGCTTTTCAAAAAGTTACACTTATTTGTAATTTAACTGATTACTTAACAAAAATAATGCCAGCTACTACTGTTCAAACTGCAGTTGGAACATTTGTTAATGATCAATTTCCTTTTGCAACAGAAGTAATTGTTTCTAAATATGTACCACAAGGAGAGTGTATAATTACACTTTTAGAAGAATATTATTTAGGTTTAGGTATTTCTAGAAAAGATGTAATTGAAGAAAGTACTGATGTTAAGTTCTTTGAAGATCAAAAGGCATTTAAGATGGTTCAATATGCTGCAGGTAGAGCAGAAGACAATACATCTTCAATTTTATGTGACATTTCTAAACTTGAACCTTTATATATAACTGTGGAACAACACCAAGAAACAATTTCTGCCTAGTAAATAAAACAGAGGTTATTGATTTATGAATAATGATAAAAATGAATCTTTTAATTCTTTAATTGATGAGGTTAAAAATTATTGTTATATAACAAGTCAAGAACCTCAAATAGAAAGAAAGATAAAGGGCATTGTTAAATCAGCAATAACTACTATTTCTAGTATGATTGGGATAAGTCAAAGTGTTAACTTTGACTTTCTAGCTGATGACAAATCTTCTGAATTACTTTTATTGAAAGATTATTGTATGTATAAATGGAATGATAAAACAGATAAAGAATTTTCTAAAGAGTATTTAAGTACTATAATTAGACTTAGAGCTAAATACGAAGTTAAATATGAAAAGGAAAAAAAATCTAATGAGTAGTTTTAACGATGGAATTATTTATGTTTATGAAGAAATTATAAAAAAAAATAGTTTTGGAGTAAAAGAAAATATTAAATCTTTAAAAGATTTAAAGTTATTAGATACATACTTTTTTAAAGAAGAATCTGCTAGACAACAAGATATAACTTTTGCTCGTAGTTTAGATAAAAAACTTACTTTAAAAATATCCATTCCCTATACTGATAATATTAAAAATAAAGATTGTATAGTTATTTGTAATATGTTATATTCAATAATTCATATAGATTCCAGTAAGAGTCAAAAAAAAACCTTTATTTACTTGGAGGGTATTAGAGAAATTGAAAGAGCAGACTATTGAAGAAGATGTTAGATTTCAAATAAGAAATAAGTTATTAAACATTAATACATATATAACTGAAGAAAATTTATTTTATGGTTTAAAAACTGGTGTTGAATCAGAAACATGGAATTATGTTGTTTTTGGAAAAGCTAAATTTAAAAGAACTTCTAGTGGGCTGTCTTATATAGATAATTATTATGTAGATATTATTAGAGAAAATTATATCCCTGATGATATGGTTATTTCTATAATAGAAGAATTAGAAAGTATTCCTGGAGTAAAGTTATGCGAAAATGACTGTGTTATAGAATATGTTGATAAAACTTCAGAAGTTGTTTGTGAAGTTTGTCGAATCATGTTTGCAGCTCCTAAGAAGAAAATAAATCATGCCTAGAATAAAAATATCATTAGCTTTAAAAATTGACGACTTTGATAAGTATATTAAAGCGTTAGAAAAATTTAATGGAAAGGCAGAAGAATCAATCAATAACTATCTACATAATGACGCTACTAGAATAATTGTTGGTAAAATAACAAACGAAATGCCGCGAAGTAATAGAAACAAAAACAAATGGGGAAGCTTTAGAAAACCGTTGAATACTAAACATGCTAAAGATAATAAATGGTACAAATCATTTAATTGGAACTTAGCTGCAGCTTTATCTAATAAAACATCTGGTGGAACTAAAAATAGTTTTTACTATTTATTCTATCCTCATGAAGGAACTCAAAAGATAAAAAGAAAAAATCCATTCGCACAAAAAGGATTAGAAAAAAACATTGAATTTGAAAATTAAGGAGGAATTATAATGAATAAGGTAACAGAAGCTTATGCAGTATTTGATATTAAAGAAGCTTATGTGAAATTTATTGATGAAACAAAAAGTTCATCTGCAACATGTGTTGGTAAGATTACTCATGAATTAGAAACAATAACTACACAACAAAAATGTGGTCAAGTTGTTTTAAATCAACGTAGTAATGGTTCTGGAAATGGAACTGCGACAATAGATATGTATATTCCAGTAGAAACATATAGAGAAATGTATGGTATGAATTTATCAAATTTAAAAGAAGGTGTACATGGTTATGGTTCACCATCTCTACATAAAGAATTTACATATACTGGTGTTGTTGTAGATGAAAAAGGATTAGAAAAATTAATCGCTTATCCAAGATGTGTTGTAAGTGCTGGTCCTAATATGGAAGTTGAACATGGCCAAACTGAAATAAATGCTCCATCTATTCCAATTACATTATTACCTGATAGTAACGGCCTATGTTTTTATGATGTATTTGAATCAGAATTACCAGAAGATGTTACTAAAGATACATGGTTAACAAATTGGTCACAAACATTAGTAACGAATATTAAAGCATAAGGAGAAAAAATATGGAAGAAAATAAAATAAAATGTTTAATAACATATCCATTTGAGGATGCTTATAATCCTGGTGTTAGATTTACACCAGGAACTGTAGAAGAGTTTGATGCAGAAAGAGTAGAAGAAATACATAATATTGAAAAAGCAAATAGTCATATTTTAGGAGATTTACTTTTAATTAAAGAAATAGATGACAAATTTATTTCAGAAAATTATGTTATACCATCAACTGAAATAGAAAATGAA